AAAGGAATCCCCCTCCACATTGAAACAAGCGGAGCATATCCCCTTCAAGGAACTTTTCAATGGATTACAGTATCCCCTAAAGACAAATGGGCTAAGCCTGCCCTAGAGTCTGTAGTTCGTGCAGCAAATGAATTCAAATTGATTATTGAAGAACCGGCTGATATTCCTTATTGGAATGAGAAGTTGTTTTTCGAGTTAAACGGAGCATGGATGGATAAAAGAGCAACTATATGGCTACATCCTGAGTGGTCGAAACGAAACGATCCTGCTATTCTAAAAGCCATAACACACCAAGTCAAATTTACAGGAGATCCTTGGAGAGCGGGATATCAACTCCACAAACTCTTTCGTGCTGATGCTCTCGATAATAGAACGCAACCACTCGCGCCTCTAGGCGGCAATCCTGAACTAGGTTACTAATATGGATCCCACTCAACTCAAGCAAAAGCACGGAGAAGATAAAGCATTTCAAGCCACGGTTAGTAGTATGCTTGACTTTATTGTGCCTGAGGATTCGAGGCAACGTGAGGGATTGAAAGAGACGCCCGCTCGTGTTTGCAAAGCATGGCGCAAGTGGACTGAAGGGTATCACGAGGATGTCGCTTCAGTGTTCAAAGCATTTGAGGATGGAGGCGAGAAATATGACCAAATGGTTTGTGAATTAAATATCCCATTTTCATCCGTCTGTGAGCATCATTTGGCTCATTTTTGGGGTACCGCTGCCATTGCTTATATCCCTAATGGAAGGATTATCGGTCTTAGCAAACTGTCGCGCTTGCTTGATATTTTTGCACACCGTCTTCAAGTTCAGGAGCGCATCACTCAACAGGTAGCAGATGCGATGGAGGAGTATTTGAAGCCTCGAGGTGTGGCAGTGTTTTTGCGTGCTCGACACACCTGCATGGAGAGCCGCGGCATTTGTCGTGCGGGTATCGAAACTACTACAATGGCTTTGCGTGGCGCGCTCAAAGACGAAGCTGCGACACGAGCTGAGTTCATGGCTCTCATCAAATGATTAAGGAGAAAAAAGAGAAGCTAGGACCCAAGCCGAAGTTTCGAGGCGAGGGAATTCCTACACGCATCGGAAGTCTGTTCATTGACAGCGGCGCGCATTCGCTGTACAACAAGGAAGCAGACACGGACAATAAGCGCAAGGATGCGCTGAGTTTGACAGATAAGTACAAGTTCTTCGACCTTAAAAAAGGATCCGAGTTCCGCAAGTTCCTTGAATCCTACGCCTCTTTCATCCAGCATTACAAGCACGCGGTGGATTACTACGTTACCCTTGACGCTATCTACAATCCCGAGAAGACTTGGGAGATTACGATGCTGCTCGAAGAAGAGTATGGATTGAAGCCCTTGCCTGTTATCCATTGCCACTCTGAGCTGAAATGGTTTGCCAAGTATATTGAACGAGGGCATACATTCATAGGCATCGGCGGACTAGGACAAGGCATCACGAAAAGTTCATTCTTACCGTGGGCGGACAAAGTATTTCATTTCCTCTGTCCTGCTCCGCACAAGCTGCCACTTGTGCGAACGCATGGATTTGCCATGACAAGTTGGGAGCTGCTTTTGAGATACCCGTGGTGGTCGGTTGACTCCGCCTCTTGGATCAAGATTGCGGCCTACGGGCGCATCCTCATTCCGCATAAGCGGAAAGGCCAGTACGTCTTTACTGAGCCGCCTTATATCATCGGAGTCAGCCAAGAGAGCACAACGATCCACGACAAGAATGGACACGTTCTCAATCTCACCAAAGACACGCGCAAGATTGTTGAGGAGTGGTTGGACCGTATCGGTACGCCCTTAGGGACAAAAGACGTGTGGGGTGTGACGAGCTGCTACGAGGCCCGCGCTCGTGCGAATGTAGTGTACTTTCAATTGTTCGCGCAGTCGCTTCCGTATCCTCGCCCTTTCCAATACACTAATCCTGACAAAGGCTTCGGACTCGTCCACTGATGAACGAATCTATTCCCAAGCTCCCGAAGCTTCCCCTGCCTAAGGAGGAAGGAGACCATACGCGCATTTTCTTTTCAGGTGTGAGTGGTGCGGGTGTATTCCCGGAGCGTCTCATCCAAGAGCACAATCCTTTCATCATGCTTTCCTTCTACGATCTTAAAACCAACACCAAAGGCAGCACCGCCTGGCAACGATTCAAAACCTATCACAAACATGAGCAAAACCATAAACCGCGAAAAGTTTCTACTCCAGCTTGAGTCCGTTCAAGCGGGTCTCTCCAGTCGAGAGATCATCGAGCAAAGCTCGTGCTACGTTTTCAAAGACGGAAAAGTAATCACATTCAATGACGAAATTGCCTGCACGCAAGAATGTGACATCGGAATTAAAGGCGCGGTACGTTCTGCTGCGCTGCTTTCGATTCTGCGCAAGCTGCCTGAAGAGGAGCTTGAAATCCAAGCAGGTGAGGGTGAAATCAAGATTATCGGCACCAAGCGCGAATGCGGTGTCACTTGTGAAGCCGAAATCCAGCTTCCGATCTCGGGAGTCGAGAAGCCCGGCAAGTGGCTTGCGCTGGACGAATCCTTTAAGGAGGCGATTGATCTCGTGCAGCATTGCGCCTCGAGTGATGAATCCCAATTTGCGCTGACGTGCATCCACATCACTCCGACCTATGTGGAGGCGTGTGACAACTCTAAAATGACTCGCGTCAAAGTAGCGACGGAAATCAAACAGGACATCCTTGTGCGGCGTGATTCGATCAAGCACGTGGCGCTTCTTGGGATGACTCAGTTCTGTGAAACTGATACTTGGATCCATTTCAAGAACCCGGCAGGGCTGATGCTTTCCTGCCGCCGTTTCATTGAGAACTACCACGACCTTTCCGCGCTACTCAAAGTGAAAGGACAGCCTATCCACTTGCCGAAAGGCTTAGGCGATGCCGCAGACAAGGCAGCGGTGTTCGCGCAAGAGAACGACGACAAGGCGCAAGTGTTAGTCGAGCTGCGCCCGGGAAAGCTGCGCATTACAGGCACAGGAGCAAGCGGCTGGTACAAGGAACGCAAAGAACTCAAATATACAGGTCCCGCACTCGCGTTCATGATTGCTCCGCTCATGCTTATTGAAATTACCAAGAATTTTAATGAGGCTGAAATCACCGAGGGTCGATTAAGAGTCAACGGCGGTAAGTGGGCGTTTGTGGCGTGCCTCGCTCCTGTCAAAGAATAAGACATGAGTCGCGGCTTTTTCCCTGCCTCGGCTGTTTTAAAACCCACAGCCACGCCTTCACTTTTGCCTCGTTGTGGTGTTTGTGGTTTGTCCAAAACATGCAAAAGTCCCAAGATGCCTGTCTATGGTGAAGGACGAAAAGGGGTTTTAGTAATTGGGGAAGCTCCTGGAGCTAATGAGGACGAACGCGGAAGGCCCTTTGTCGGGAAAGCAGGAGACTTGCTACGCACGACACTGAAAGCCATCGGAGTTGACTTTGACAAAGATTGCTGGGTCACCAACGCACTAATCTGTCGCCCGCCTGACAATAAAATAAGTGACCCTAAAGCCATTGAATACTGCCGCCCGAACGTGATGCGAGCGATCCGCGAGCTAAAGCCTAAAGTGATTATTCTCCTAGGAGCTTCCGCAGTTAAATCAGTGATCGGCGAAATCTGGAAAGAGAGCGTAGGCGAGCTGTCACGCTGGGTTGGATGGAACATACCCTGCCAGAAACTGAATGCGTGGATCTGCCCTACCTACCACCCTTCTTATTTGTTGCGTGAGCATAACGAGGTCCTTGACATATTCTTTGCAGCACATCTCGAGAAAGCTTTCGCGCATGAAGCGAGACCCTGGGAAACGGTGCCTGATTGGGAAAAGGATGTCGAAGTGGTAATAGATACGAACAAAGCAGCGGAGATTCTACGAGTGTTCACGCGTCGAGGCGGTCAACTAGCCTTTGACTACGAAGCCACCTCGCTAAAGCCAGAATATGAGGGCGCAGAGGTTATCTGCGCATCAGTTTGTCTGCAAGGTCAGCGGACAATAGCATATCCTTGGCATGGTGAAGCTATTTCAGCAACCAAGGAGCTGCTTTGGAATGACAACTGCCATTTCATTGCTTCCAACATGAAGTATGAAAATAGGTTTACTAAATTCCTCTTTGGAAAAGGAGTGAGACATTGGGTATGGGACACTATGCTTGCGGCTCATTGTCTTGACAACAGGGAAGGGATCACAGGTTTGAAATTTCAGGCTTTCGCGCTGCTTGGTGTTCCTTCTTACGATGATCACATCAAACAATTCTTGCAAGGTGTGAAAGACAAAAAGACGAACCTAGCTAAAAGTGAAATTGACTTGCGCCAGCTCCTGCACTACTGCGCCATGGACGCGCTGCTCGAATACAAAGTAGCAAAGAGACAAGACAAGATGTTCCGCAAATGATTTTGACTCCCTCCACTCATGCAGGATATGAACTCTTCCACGAAGGGATCCTTGCGCTATCGCAAATGGAGAGTGATGGGATTCGAGTGGATGTCGACTACCTTGACAAAGCGATAGCGTCGTCTGACATCAAGATAAAAGCATTGCGAGACAAGCTGCGTACACACGACATAGGTCGGATGTGGCAGAAGCGGTTTGGTGTGAAGATGAATTTAGATAGCCGCGAGCAGCTTGGTGAAATCTTATTTAGTCCTACAGACAAAGGAGGCATGGGCTTCAAGTCTCGAGCTAAAACAGCGAGCGGAAGGCCATCCACTGAAATTGCGGACCTCGAGGTAATTGACTTGGGCTGTGTGCGAGGCTGGCTCAAATATCAGAAACTGCAGAAGGCGCAAGGCACTTACTTAAAAGGAATTCGTCGCGAGGTAGTAGGGGATAGATGTCACCCTGTCTATAATCTCCATTTGGTAGTTACCTTTAGAAGCTCGTGTGACTCTCCCAACTTCCAAAACCAGCCAGTACGTGACGCAGAGATGGGAAAGTTGATCCGGACTTCCTTTATAGCGAGTGAAGGCCATGTACTAGGCGAAATTGACTTCAAAGGGGCGGAGGTATGTGTGGGCGCCTGCTATCACAAAGACCCGGTGATGATTGAGTATATTACAGACGTCACGAAAGATATGCACCGTGACATGGCGATGCAAATATACAAGCTGAAGAAGGCGCAAGTCAGCAAACAGATCCGTCATGCAGCAAAGAATAAATTTGTGTTTCCTGAGTTCTATGGAGACTGGTGGCAGTCCTGCGCTAAATCCTTATGGGAAGAAATCGATCGTTCTAAGCTTGTGGTGGATGGTGCGTCGTTGCGCGAGCACTTGAAACAAAAAGGCATCACGAGCCTAGGAGATTGGGAGCCAGGCGGCGAAGATAGACATCCACTCAAAGGAACATTCCAGCACCATGTGGAGCAAGTAGAGGATGACTTTTGGAACAATCGTTTCAGTGTCTACACGGAGTGGAAGAAGAAATGGTACGAAGACTATCTCAAGAAAGGCTGCTTTAAAACTCTTACGGGCTTTGATGTCAGTGGAGTCTTCCGCAAGAACGAAGTTATCAACTATCCGGTCCAGGGATCTGCGTTTCACTGTTTGCTTTGGTTTATTATCCAGCTCCAAAAAGAGCTGCGCCGATTGAAGATGAAAACAAAGCTGGTGGGACAAGTGCATGACTCTGTGGTTGCTGACATTGCTATTGATGAGATTGATGCTTTCTATGCAATCGTGCGGCGCATTATCAATGTGGACCTTCCTGCTCACTGGAAATGGATTATAGTTCCGCTGACAGTTGAGTTCGAGTTAAGTCCGATTGGCAAGTCCTGGTGGGACAAACGACCCATCGAGCCTGTCGCAGATAGTAATAACTACAAAGACAAAGACGGCTTTATAGGTACTGCTTTAGAGATACTCAACAAATGGAAATTAAATGAACAACCCAACTGAATTTCACTTACTTTATCGCCCTAAAACTTTCAAAGAAGTCATCGGACAACCTGAAGCGGTCAAAGTCCTCAAGCAAATGGGACAAAGCAACCGCGTGCCCCATGCGTTGATATTCACAGGACCCAGTGGTTGCGGGAAGACGACGCTCGCTCGAATTGTATCGCACAAGCTGGGATGCAATGAAGGAGACTTCCAAGAGATCAACGCAGCTGACTTCCGTGGCATTGATACTATCCGAGATATGCGGACCCGCGCCTCGTTGCATCCACTACACGGAACATGCCGCGTCTTCATTATTGACGAAGCTCACCAGATCAGCAAAGACGGTCAGTCTGCGCTGCTCAAAATCTTAGAGGACACTCCACAGCATGTCTACTTTTTCCTTGCCACCACGGATCCGGGGAAGATGCTCAAGACCGTGACGTCCCGCTGTACGGAAATCAAAGTGAAGGAAATGACAGACGAGTTTCAAAAAGAATTGATCGAGGACGTCTGTGCGCAGGCTTCTTTTGACATCACCGAGGATGTGTGCGAAAAGATTGTGGAGTGTGCTGGAGGCTCCGCTCGTGCTGCTCTTGTGCTGCTAAATAAGATTGTAGGGATTGATGCTGCGGAGCAGCTTGACGTGATAGAGAAGAACGCGTCGCAACAGCAAGGTATCGCTCTAGCTCGTGCATTGCTCAACCGTCAGCCATGGGCGAAGATAGCGGCGCTGATAAAGACTATTGACGAGGAGCCTGAATCCATACGGTGGCTTGTTCTGTCTTATATGTCCTCCGTTATGCTCAGCGCCGGTCCTATTGCTGCTCGTGCAAGTGAGGTGGTCGATGTCTTCCAATATAATTTCTTCGATACAAAAAAGGCAGGACTGGTGAAAGCCTGCTATACACTTAGCGGGAAGCGATAATATATTACATGAAGAACGATTTCCTCAGTATAAACCCCCTCCGCCTCGACAAGGAGTGGCTGGGACAGGCGACTCTATATTTTGAGTATTCTCAACAGCTCGCAGACGCTCGCAAAGAAGCAGACGCGGCTAAAGTTGAGATGGATCTTACTCAATCTGAACTTGAATTAAAGATTCGAGAGAATCCCACTAAGTTCGGACTCAAGGACAAACCTACCGAGGCCAATATCAAAGCTGCCATACCTAGCCGCCCTCGCTATAAAGAAGCACAGGCAGTATATTTCAATGC